TGGCAGCCGCTGGGGACCTTCCACTGGAAGGTATGGTTGGCGGCGAGCGTGCCTGGGATGATGAAGGTCTGGGTAAATTTTCTTAGCATGGTCGTTTCCTTTCTTAACGCAGAGTCGCAAAGGTGCAGAGGCGCAAGGTTTTTCTTTGCGTCTCTGCGTCTCTGCGTTTACACGTTGTGTTTGTACATGCCGCGCCAGTCAACCGGGCCGGTGGCGTAGAAGAAGCGTACCTTGACGGGCATGACATCGTTCGAGAACATCAGGCCGGCGGTGGGGCTGGCGACGCTGAAGATCTCGGGTGTGCGCCCGTAGCGGTAGCCGATGCCGATACTGGGGTACAGCCGCGGGTCGGCGACTGCTGCCCAGTTGTCGGCGTCGGTCCACAGGTCCACGACAACAACGCGATCGCGGGCGAAAGCCAGGCGTTGGTCGCGCTCGGAGCCTTCAGAGAAGGGGTTGGCGTTGTAGTTGGCGGATCCGGGCGTGTGCTCGGTAGCCATTATCTGGAGCCCGGTCAGCTCCAGATCGGGGGGCACCAGCAGGAACTTGGGAGCGACCAATGCGCCCAGGCGCTCGGAGCTGTTGAGCTCGGTGAACTTGCGCATGGCGATGCGCGTCGTGTTCCATGCGGCGTGTGAGAGGGCGGTCGTGCCCAGGTTGCCGCGAGCGGTGGCAAAGAGTGCGGTGCCGTCCGCCAGGTTTCCACCAGCTCCAGACGCCGAGGTAAAGAGCGCTGAGACCGATTTGTTGAGGGTCAGCCAGGCGGCTTGGGCGAGTGCGGCCGGGGCCATGCGCAGGCGGTTGGTGTCGTCCTTGTCGATGGCTTCGATGGTCAGCCCCAGGTAACCGCCTTTCTTGGCAAAGCTGGCGGTCTCGGTATTGTCGTCCCAGGTCAGCTCAGTGTAGGCTGCGCCTTCGGTGACGGTGGGCAGCTCGCCGACGCCGCCCAGTGTAATCCAGCGCGCGGCTTGCAGTGTGCTGAAGTCCATCTCGGTCACTATGGGTGCCCACCACTTGGGGTACTCCTGGAACAGTGTGACTACGACCTTGTTGAGCGCGTTGGCGACGAGGGCGGCCATGGTGGACGAGTTGACGGTTGCGAGGAATACGCGCTCGGGGTTGTAGCGGCCGGTCATCTCGTAGTCGCCGCTCAAGAGCAAGTACAGCTCGCGGATGCCGGTGAGTGGCTGGATGCCGCTGGGCGGGTTGTGGCCTGCAAGCAGGGCTTGCAGGGCCAGGTCAACCTGCTCGATGCCGGTCCGACCCATGCGGATGGACATCTGGTCGCGCGGGGCGTTGCCCATGCCGGTGATGGTGTGCTCGGCGACCTGGTCGGCGGCGACGGTGGTGAGATGCTCGACCTGCTCGGTGAGGCTGTTGATGCGCTCGGTGACGCGCTGCAGGGAGGCCAGGGCGTCGCGCAGGTTGATGTCGGGCGGGTCGGCGGGAGGGTTGGGAGACCCAACCCCTACGGTTGGGGGCGTGATGTACGTTGCGTTGCCCCCATCAACAGTGATATTCTCGGGCATGGAAATACTCCTTTCGTGGGGGTTTGCCCCCTGGTGTGTGGATGTTCCCAAACTGGAAACAACGATTCCCGGGTGAGGCTCGGGATTGAATGAGTTTAGAACGCGCTGCACCTTGCCGCCGGCGGCCGGGTGCAGTACGGCGTCTACGGATTCGACCATGTGAATTTGGGTAGCGGTATGTAGGGGCGGGGTGACCCCGCCCGTACTGTCGTCGTCGTCGTGTTCGAAGGACAGCCACAGGACGGCGGAGAGGCCGACAGGCGGGACGATGAGGCCGTCTGCCTCGTCTTCGAGACAGGCGTTGAAGATGCGGGTTAGGAGCTCGCCGGATGGGGTGTCGGCGATGCGTAGTGTGGCCTCGATGGTGGCCCCCCCTGAATCCCCCCCATCGGATGGGTGGGACAGGAGCACGGGTGTCTCGAATGTGCCGGCGTAGCGCATCAAGGAGGCAGGCTCGAACCAGCCGGGATGGTCGATTTGGCAGGGTACGCCTTGCCACAGGGGGAGGGATGCCGCCAGGACCTCGGCGGGTAGGGTCCAGTGATTGGCGGTCTCGCCAGCCTGGATGAGAGTGCAGGCGTAGCGTGGGTGGCGGGTGGGGCTGGCCAGGTGCAGGCGGCCGGTGGTGAAGGTGAGGCGTTGAGGCTGGGTCATGGTTGTTCCTCCTATGTTCCGCATGGTCCATCGCACATGTCGAGCCAGAGTTGCTGTTGCCGCTGTTTGACTATGGCGGAGTGGGCTGTGAGGTTGGCGGTGCTGAGCGCTTCGGGCTTGCTGGTGCGTGGGTTTTTGTAGATGAATAACTGGTCTGCGGTGTTTTTTTTGGCTCCGCGTGTGGCGAGCGGGTTTTGTCGATTGGCTTCATCGAAAGAGACGGCCTGGGCAAGCTCACCCGCTGGCATTTCCAGGTACTCGGCAGCGGTTCGGTAGGGACATCCGATACAGGCGCTTTTAACGGGTATGGGCAGATCGCGGGCGTGCAGGTACTCCTCGCACTGTTGGCGGGTCATTCTCATTTCGATGAGTGGAAAGCGATTGGTGATGTAAGCGACGCTGGATTTCTTCATCCGTCCCATCTCGTCCCAGCTAAACCCAATCCACATTTCGGCTGCCCCTGGTGGCGGTGTGGGTGGCTTTGAGGCGTGGAAACCTAACAGCTCTCTGATCCGTCGTCGGATGGGGCGGATTTTGAAGTGTTGGGTACATTGGCGCTGCAGGGGGCCTCCGTGGCTGGTCCAGAAAGGCATGTGTATGTGTTCTTTTGCTGCTTTTTCGCGGATGTCCCCTGTGTGGATGATTTCGACGTGCAAGCCTCTTTCTCGAAGCCAGGTGGTGTAAAAGTCTGCGGTCTGGTAGGTGGCGGCGCGTTCCCATCCGAGGTCAGTTGACAGGATCACAGACAGACGTGGCAGGTCACCCAGGGCTGACATCACGGCCAGAGTGGTAGATTGGACACCCATGCCCCAGGAAAGCACGCGGAGTTGAGGGTTGTCGCTGTTACATTTCTGGAAAGTCATTGTCGTGTACTACCCTTAGTGACTGGTTGTCGTCGTTGTCCCAGGCGGACTCGGTGTTTTCTGGCTCAACGGTTTCCAGAATCTCGTTGATCTGGTCTTCGTCTATAGTCTCACCTGCGAACTTGAAGGCTAACCTTATTGCGGTGGCGTCGTCGATCCAGCCGTTGGCGCGCATCTCAGCCAGGGCGGTGACGATGTCGCGGGCGGCGGTTGCAAGCGCCTGGTTGTCGGCGCGGGCGATCTCGGTCACCGAGGATTGGAGCTGCAGGTCACCCCCTGCCGGCGCGCGTTTGCCGGTGACGAGTAGGTAACGCCGGTGGGCGACGGTGATGAGGTCCTGGAGAAAGTCTATGAATTGGGTCTGGCGCTCGGTGTAAAAGCGGGCGGTCGGCTCGCCCATCTCTTTGGCGGTGGCATAGTTTACGTTCGCGCCTTCGCCAAGATAGTGCAGGGCGGTGCCGCTGCCGGCTGCGATGGCCAGCCGTAGGGCCAGGCCGTCTGGCTCGGCGTCGTCGGCTCTGATGTTGAGGCTGTGGAGTGTGGCCGACTCCCCGCTGCCGTGGATGTAGATGCCGGCGTTGAATGGGTCGTCCTGGCGCAGCTGGAGTTTTTTCTTCTCGACTTGCGTATCGTCGGCGATCTGGACGTCGAGCATGGCTTGGCGGGTGCGCGTGCGGTTGAGGCGCACGCGGTCTTCGAGCCAGTTGGAGTAACGCAGCGCCCACTTGAGGACGGTGGCCAGGTCGCTCTCACCCCTGGTAGCGCCGATGGGTCGGTTGACGGCAAAGTGGAGCATGAGAGGAGGGAGGCCGGGCGCGGGAGGAGGTGGCCCGTTCCCGGCCTCCTGGAACAGAGCGGTGGCGTAGTCCCGATCCGTTAGCGGGGCGTAGTCCCGATCTGTTAGCGGGGCGGCGAGGAGATTGTTCCCACCTGGGCGGGGTGATCCCACTACGGGGACGGTTCCCAGCCCCGCCCCTACAGTGCCTGGCTGCTGGTTAGGAGGGAAAGCCGACGGGTGTTCTGGTGACACCCACCACTTAAGCTCTGTGGTGAACTGTTGGACTTCGCCGTAGCGCAGCTCTTTCTCGTAGTCGTCTTTGTCTGTCTCGATCTCGCGGATCTGTGAGGCGGGGACAAAGCGCACGTAAGAGATGCCGTCTACGGAGTTGGTATGGAGAGTAGCGAATAATTCTCCGGCGCGGGTGAGCTCGTCGCACATCGGGCCGAGGCGACGAGCCATGCGGTTTTTGGGATGGCGCCAGAAAACACGAATGAAAGAGTCCACTTCGCGCTGTTTTGAGGTGACGTGGATGCCGTCGCCTACGACGTAGGCGCGCGCCAGGCCGACGATGCGGCGGACCATGAAGTTCTTGCGCCAGGCTTCGAGTGCGTCTTCGAGGTCCTGGTAAACCTCGCCCCAGGTGCGGTCGTGTGGTCCGCCGCCGGCGAGCGGCTCCCAGCCGGGGGAGTCGTCTACGCGCACGGTGACGGCGGCGAGCTTCTTTTTTATGATGTCGCCGAATAGAGCTTCGGCGATGCGCTCACGGAAGGATGACACTGTAGGGGTCCTCCCCTGGTGAGCAGAACGGGTAAAGGTGGTTGTGGCTGTCTTCGCTTAAAAGGTAGCCGGTTTTCTCCATGCCAGGCAGGTTGGAGTGAAGTGCGTGGTATTCTATGCTGGTTAGCTTGGCAAGGCGGTTTAGATTTATGCCAGGGTTGGCTTTGAGTGTGGCGTAGATATAGGCGTGTTGTTGGATGTTGTGTTTAGGAGCCATCGAACACCATCCCGTGATAGTTGTAGGCGTTCCCTGGGGTCTGTGACGTGGAGCCGCAGGCGTTCATGAACACTTCCCAGGTTTTTTCTCTGAACTCGCCGAACTGGTCACCTGACAGCCGGTCTGGGTCGTGAAATATAGCGGTATCCTCGCTGCCTCCGACGATGAGCACGAAATGGGCGCCCTTGAAACCATTATCCTGGTTGGGATCGTCGGGGGTGTTCAGTAAGTCGTATTTCAGTAGCGCTAGGACGGGGCGGCTGGTAGCCAGCTGCTCGGCGATCATATCTTTCGTGAGTGGGCGGACGTGTCTGGGCTTCAGGCTGTAGCGCCGCGCGGCGCGGGCGATCTGGGTCAGGTTGGCCCAGCGCGCGCCCTCGGGCACTTCGCCGGCTATGGCCACTTCGTCTACGGTGGGGCGCTGGTCGGTGAGGTAATGGATGGCCATGGCGAGAGAGGCCGGGCCGCAGTCGCCGGGCGCGTGGCGCGCGGTTGGGCTCCATTGGGACAGGTAGGGCACGGGCAGCACGATACGGCCGTCCAGTCCCTGGATGGGCGACGGCGGGGGAGGGCTCGGGTGGGGGGCCCTGATGGTGATGGTTTCACCTGGTAGAAGTACGATGACTCTGTCGGGCATTGTTGTTCCTTGAGGGCGGGGGGATCCCACCCCTACGGGGGGGACGGTTCCCAGCCCCGCCCCTACGTTGATTCTCCCACAGCCGGACGGACCACGGCGCCGAACAAAGGGGGAGAGCTGACCACAGACCGTGCGAGATGGTAGAGCACGAATGAAAGTGTCGTGATGAGTGCGAAAAGTATGAAATTTTTAACTACTTGCTCAGTAGCCTGGTAGCAGGCTCCCTGGAAAGCGCAGTCGTTTGTGTGATGTGCAGTGATCACTGCGTGCTTGCTCCTTTAAGGGCAGGGGGACCCTGCCCCTACCAGTCTGCTCTGTCGATCTCGGCCAGCTCGTCGCGACGCTCAACCACGGCGCTGGGGCCTGTGCCCGGCCACTCTTGCTGGTCCAGGATGGCGGTGAGCGCGGCGCTGATCAGCAGGTCATCGTGGCCGTAGGCGATCAGGCCGTCGTAGGCGGGCGTCTCCCAGACACCCCAGGACATCAGCTTGCCTGGACCCTCGCGCACCTGGTACTGGCAGGCTTCGACCTCGTGCCAGAACTGGCGGGTTTCGGGCTGTCCGTCGTCGGTGTAGTCAGCGTAGCGGCCAGTCTCGATGATCCCGGCGAAGCGCCAGCCGAGATCAGATTTGAGCTTGGGCGAGAACACGACGGGGATGACTTTTTCCCCTAGCGCCTTCTCTAAGAAGCTGGCCAACCCTGCGCCGATGCCGGTAGCGTCTACTATGACCCAGACCGCTCCCCAGTGGCGGGCCAGTGCGAGTATTTGCCCGTGTAGGCTGGTGTGCTTGACCCCCAGCCAGGTCTTGCGGTCTACGGCGCGGTAGCGGGGCAGCTGGCCGTATTGGACCTCTACCTCAACCACTGTCAGCGCGGTGGCGTCGCGGCGCTTGTTTTCGAGCATGGAGCGCTGCAGCGGGTCGCCTGCGGTCTCCTCCTCGCCGGCTACGTCTACGAGTAAAGCGTAACGGCGATCCGGGGTGGGCTCGTGCTGGCGTTGGTGGCTGCCGCGCATCAGGGCGCGTCGTAGCTCGGGGAAAAGGCCGGCCTCGGCGTCTATTGTCTCCAGGAATAGTTGTGTTCTGATCAGTGGATGGTTTCTGCCGAATAAGGCAACCTGCTCTTTGACGTAATTAGCGTAGGCGGGGACTTCGGCGCCCACGATGTCGGCGTCGTATTGGAACACCCTGCGGCGGCCGTCGCGTGCCTCCTGGCGCACCAGCTCGCGGATCGTGGTTGCCAGCAGTGTGTCGGAGGTCCAGGCCGTGCCGTACAAAACGCGGGTGGCGTTGGTGGAGGCGGTCATCGGCAAGAAGTCTTTGATCCACTTACTGGCCTGGATGTCCTGGGCTTCGTCGCCTTCGAGTAGGATGTCAGCGGTTGCGCCGACTACGGATGCGGCGGGGCCGGCGCTGAAGAAGAGACAGCGGGCGTTGCCGAGCTGGACCATGTAGCCTGCGCGTGGCTGCCACTGGCCATCGTTCCACGGATTGCGCAGGCGGTCGCAAAGGCGCATGATGGAGTTGACGGTCTGTGGCTTGAATGTAGGCGAGGCCTTCACGATCTGCCCACCGCGGCGTTGGAACAGGTTGAGCAGGTAGGCTTCGAGCTGGCCACTGAGCTCGTTCTTCCCGGCCTGACGGGACATCATTACGGCGAAGGTCAGACCGTCCTGGTTGAGGATGCTGTGCAGGATGGCTTGTGCCGGTTCGAGCTGGTAGCGCCGGAGCGGGCGGCGGATTACCAGCCGACTGAAGTTGTTAAGGTTCTGCAAAAAGTACCTGGCGGCGCGGGCCAGCGCGTTGTTGTTGGTCAATGTCAATGTATGATGCCGATCGCGTTTAGTGCGAGTCTGATCAATTCGGCAAACAGAGCCCCACCTGCCAGGGTGATCAGCCACTTCTGTCCGGTTTCGAGACGCGCCAGCCGCGTCTCGATCCACCAGCCCCAGTCATCGTCGTAAGGTGTTGGGGCGCTGCTGCGGGCTGCTGGTGGCCGGCGGCGCCTGATGGCCTGTTGCAGGCGCTCCTCTCCCGGGTGTGACTCGGGATTAAATCCGGGTTTCATAGCTCGGTGCCCAGCTCGGTGCTCAGCTCATCGAGCGCCTGCGCAATTGCGCCGGCGATGCCGTCTGCGGCTGCGCCTGATAGTGCGCGCTGGTCTCTGAGCAGTCTACCCAGGCGGCTGGCGTTCTGGCCGTGCAGGGCGAATAGGCGCGCTAAGTTGTCAATGTTCGGATCGTCTCTCAGCCCCTCCTCGATGAGCGAGGAGAGCTGCGTCTGTTTCTCTGCGAGGTCTTCGATGATGGCGTTGATGGTGAGCGGCGGCGCGTCGGGATGGGTGAAAAGCCCGTGTTTTAAGGCGTTCTTATTGCCCTCTGGTGCGCCGACGGGCGATTTCCCGCCACCATGAGCGGCGCACAGTGGTGGGTTCTGGCTGTCCAGCTGGACCACCGCCCAGGCCCGACAGGGTTTTCCCGTTTGGGTTGTCGCTGTGCATCTGTCGCTCAATGACCGACCTCGCGGTTTTAAAGACTACCTGGTATAAGCGATGGTTCACATTTCACACAAAAGCCAGGCCCGGACGGTCTGACGGCGTGGGTGGGGGGTGTGCCGTGTGGGGTCGCGGGCCTGGCGTCTGTCCCTCCCCACTGAATGAAGAAGGCACCCGCGGCTAGCGTCGCTAGCGTTGGATGCCCCCACCCTTCTGTTTGATTTTAGCACGTTTGTTCGTATGAGTCAAGGCTACTCGTTTCTTGCACGTTCGCTTGTGTGTGGGATGTGCACGGCTGCGGGTGACTCTGGCAAATGGGTACAGGTTGCCGTCTTTATCTTCTGATAGCAGGTAGCCGTTGGTCTCGAGGGTGACGAGTCGGAAGTCCAGATGTTTAGATTTGATGCCGATCAGGTGGGCTAACTGCTTGCGGTTGAGCCCGGGCTTTTTTGTGAGCGTGTTGTAGATGTTGTCTAGGGTGCTGTGATGCGCGTTTCTCACTGTGTTGCCTCCGTTCGTTCCGTTCGTTGTGGTTCGTTCGTCCCCGGGTGCCCGGTTGCTGAGAGCCAGGCCGCCAGGGTGGGGGAGTCCGCGCACATCCACATGTTGAATCTCGATAGGTAGGTTTTGAGATCAGCCCATTCTTTCTGGCCGATCCCCAGCTCCT